CAATTTTAGACTTCTGATCATTGTATAATTTATTTTCTTTTTGCATTGAAGAAGTTAGTTCATTAATAGTAGTATTTCGCTGATTGTGCGTCATATTACTGATATCGCCATTCAAGGCAGCTAAAATATTCTTCTTTTTACTTCCATTAAGTTTTAATAGCTTAATTTCATCTTCATTCATCTGCTGCTGATAATTTAGTAACGCAGCTCTTTCTGTATCAGATAAGCTAGACATTTTGCCATTATGAGCTTTTAAAATTGTTTCAGCGTTTGTGTAGCTTTCTTTTGCATCCGACAAAACCTTTGCATTATATTTTTGTCGCTGTTTTACATCTTTTTTTAAGTCCGTCTGTACTGAGCTTGGCAATCCTTGCATATCTTTCTTCATCTGAGAAATTGTATTCTGAGAATCCTTTTGCATATCTGAATACATATCGCCAAAATCTTTAGAAACACTCTTGGTACTAGTTTGGCTAGCCTTTTCAAAATCAGTTAATGAACTTCCAGCTTTGCTGCTAAATCCTTGAAATTTAGTTAGTGCAGAGTCAGCCTGTTGTCCAACATCTGAACCCCACTTGTTAGTTCTCTGTTGTGATTCATAAGCTTTTTTACCCCAAATTTCCCATACTGCTGCTCCGGCCACAACTGTTGCTGCGACACCTAAAACAACAGGATTTAACAGGCTGATTCCAGCCGCGGCTTCTCCTCCAGCGGTGCCAAGTTCAGTAGCTGCTCCACCGGCGCTTCCAGCAGCACCGATAAAACTACCAGTTTCATAAGCTGTTTGTGAAAGAGCTGATTTAAGGACCTGCATTCCCGTTCCACCAAGTTTTGCAGCAGATGTGGCACGTCCAATTCCTTTAGCAACTGATCCAAAAGCTCCGAGAACTCCACCACCAAAAGAAATAAACTTTCCTAAGATGCCTAAAACTGGTCCAGCTGCTGCAGCAAGCAATCCCCATTTAACAATATTCTGTTGGGTGCCTTTATCAAGCTTACTAAATGACTGTACAGCTTTATCAACATCCTGAATGACAGGCATAAGTGCCGGAATAACATCATTAGCCATTGTCATCCCAAGATTCGTTAATGACTGCTTTAAAATTTCAAGTTGATTTTTAGCAGACTTCAAATTTTTTTCTGATAATTGAGCAACATAACCCTCACCATCAGCAGACTCTTTCACTTTTTGAGTTAATTTTCCTAATTGGTCTGCATTGTCAGCTAAAATAATTCCGGCTTGTTGACCGGTTGTGCCAAATAATGAGTGAAAAATGTCTTGACGTTGTGTAGATGTTAAATCTTTCATATGAGAGTTCAACAATTGAAAAATATCAGTCATTGATTTCATTTTTCCGGACTTATCAACGAAATCAGAAGTCTTTAGTCCTAATTCTTTTAATGCTGCGGCACCATTTTTTGTTGGTGATACAAGGCTGTTGATTACTTTCCGCAATCCTGTACCAGCTTTATCGGCTTCCAAACCATTATTACTCAACACTCCCATTGCAGCACTTGTTTCAGCTAAACTAAACCCTGCTTGATGTGCAGTTGAGCCAACATATGACATTCCAGTGCCCAGGCTTTGAAAATCAGTTGACGTTGCATCGGCAGCATAGGCAAGTTCATTAACAGCAGTTTTGGTATTTCTAGTCATCCCGGCTGTCGTATTTGATTTCATTCCAAATGCTTCAAGCGTTTGACTAGCAACATTTACCACATCGCTGAAATCGTCTCCGGAAGCTTTAGATGCTTCAAGTTCATATTTCATTGCGCCTAGAGCTTGTTTTGATGAATAACCTCTTTTTACTAATTCTTCATAACCCTCGGCTATTTTTTGCTGTGAAACACCGTAATGATCTGAGTAAGTCTTAGCATCTCTTTCCATTTCTGCAACACCACGGACAGCACTTTTAGCAGACTCTCCGCCAGTTACCAGCAAGTTTTTAACCTCATTCATGGTGTTTTGAAAATTAATACTCTTACTAATTGCATACCCGAATCCAGCTATAATCGGCGCTGTAACATGTGTAGTCATAGTACTACCAACGTTCGACATACTACTGCCAACAGATTTCATGTGCCCACTAAATGCTGTAGCTTTATTCCCAGCTTGAGTCCATCCTGAGCTTTGCAAAGTTATTGATTTATTCAAAGTTCCCATTCGATTACGCAAAACTTCCATGTTGGCAGATGTTTTGTTTACTTGATTAGCAGCATTCGCTTGACGAGCCGTTAATTTTTCTTGTTCAGCAGCGGTTGATGCAGTTTGATTGCGTAATCCCTCGTAAGCCGACTTTTGCCGTTCTAATTGAGCCTCATAGTTCTTCATCTGTGAACCCATTGTAGAATATGCAGCCTTCATACTATTCAAGCTGCTTCCTGATCCTTTAATAGCTTGCTCTTGAGCTTTTAAAGCAGATGTTGTCGATTTGATTTGTGCTTTTAAAGCAGTTGCAGAAGATTTAAAAGGATCAATATTAAGACTGACTGTAGCCGCTAAATGTCCTAAACTACTTGCCATTTATATCCTCCTTTCTAATCAAAATAACCAAGGGAATGCTTGGTCGATTGTTTTTTCTTTTTCCTGGTAGATACTAATTAAATGATCTAAATCATCACTAGTAAGCTCATCAACTTCTTGCAATTTATAGCCCTCTTGCATCCGGGCTTTATAAAATTCATTAATTGCATCTATTGCTTTGTCGATGTCTTGGACTGTGATTTTTTTGGGCTATCTTCATTTCCTCCGCCCAAAGAATCTCCAATGGCAAGATTTAAAATATCCATATTTTTCTTGTCACAGCCTGCAATGAACTGATCGGCCTTAAATTGGTTCTTCCAAAATGAAACCGCAAAATTTGCTAAGTTCTTTTCGTTTTTATTAAAATCATCTTCAGTTGGTCCATCGTCTTTTGAATACATTTTTAATTGTTGTTGCTGAACTATCAGAGCTTTTGTCATGTCTCGTAATACCGGTGGTTCGTTTCGGATGAATTTTTTCTTTTCTCCACCAACATCTAATTCTATTTCGTAAGCCATGTTTTCCTCCTAATATTGGCCGCCAACACATGCGTGTTTATTGTGCATTTCATAGGCGACTCTATTAACTTAAAACGAACTAAGCACTAGAACTCGTCTTATGAGCCCGATGTTCCTGCAGTTGTTGCACTAATGGCTAAATCATCAGCTGTTGCTGGAAATACCCATTTGCGAAATTGTGTTAAATCAAAATCAGAGTTGTCTTCTCGACCGATTAAAATAATATTTTCCTGATCACCGCGGGGCATGAATTCTCCTTCGATTGAATCTGCATTTGGATCTGGGGTTCCATCAACTGTTTTAGTATCTACGCTTGGTAAAGAAAACATCCCTTTAAGTAAGGCTACCCAGCATCCTTTACCATTTGACAATTTAGTTTTAAACAGCGTTGCTACATAAGAAGCTACCATGTCTTTAGGATAGACTTCTACACCTTTTACAAGCTGGATTCCAAATAGATCTTGCTTCATCTGAGAATCAACATCATATAACTCAATTGTTTCTTTTGCATCAGTGATTCCTCCCGAAAGAACCGCGTAAGGCCCATCATCTGCTGCAATCTGTTTTAAATCACTTGTTAAATCAACTTTCACACTTGAAAGTCCTGGAACTTTACGTGATGTAGCAACTAAACTTGTAGCATCATCAACAACGCCATATTCAAAATTACTAGCACCAAATTTTACTAATCCCATTTTGTTTCCTCCTTGATTTTTAGCATAAAAATAGGCTTTAAACAAAGCCTTCAAAATTTCCTTGAACCATTTCCAATGTTTCTATATCTGCATCTGGTTCATGATTCCGATAGTATCTTTCAACCCCATTAGCATGAAGGGTTTCATAAATTAAATTCTCCAATTTTTCTAAATTAGGCAAATCCGTCCTGTTGATCCAAAAATCCACTTGGACACGATATTCCTGCATAACTCGTTCATTGTCAGCATACACTGCTGTATCGTCAGGCATTAAAGTAATTCTAATCCAAGGAGCATTGTCTGATGTTGTAAATGTATCATTTGGCTGCCCTATAAAAATATAAGGAAAATCAGTCGGTTCTCCTCTTATATCATTTAACAAATCTACAATTTGTTGATTATTCGCCAATAAATTGTAGATAATACTTTCCGGCAAAGACATTAATTCACCTTCAAATCTTTAATAAATTCGGCAAGAACAGGTTCTCGCATCTCACTCTGAGTCTTTTCAATGAAATGCTGTGGCGACTGTTTAGACGTTCCGCTGTTAGGAAAGTGAGCAATCCGACCTTTAGCAGTGTCATACCCAATGTCAACAGAATAATCACCTGTTTTAATTGAAACACTTCCGGTTTTGATATGATCAGCTAATGGACCTAGTCCACTATGATCTTCCTCAGAAACTGGAGTATCTGCTTTTAGTCTTTCTGCAAACATTTGGCCACCACTTCGAACTGCTTTGCGGGCCCGCCTATCATATCCCTCGGTTAATTGAGTAACAGCAAGAAGCATTTCAGCTTCACCAGTAATGCTCATGATTTAATCACTCTCCCCGCAATTTGATTCGTGTCTTTTGTCTTATAGTCTGGATCCATCGAAATGATTTCGTATTCCTGATTTCTCCAACGTATTCGCCAATTTGTTTGAATCTCTTTTTTTTGCTTAAAAGCTATGATAAAAACAGGCGTTTCTTTCCGGTAACCAACCTCTGTTGAGTTATTGACAAATTCACGGTATGGTAGCTTAGCAACCTCCGCCCAACAGGTAAATTCATCTGTTTTAACATTATTAGTCGGGACTCCGTTTATTACACCTGGCTTTAGGCTAAAAAAAGTAATTCTTTCAGTCATATTAGTCAATTTCATCGTTATCACTCAATTCTGCACGTAATTGATTAACAATATCTTCAACGCCATTTGCAAGTTCAGCTCGATAGCTACTGTCAGACGTTAAACCACGCTGGTAATAATCTTCTTTGACTTGTTTCATCAATGCAATTAAAAACCGAGGATCATTAATGAAGGTTGCTGGAGTCGAGTCTGCTTGAATTGCTCTTGCAATCTCTAACCCTGTTGAATCGACTAGATTTTTTAAAACGTCATCATCAAAATCCTGGTCTATTTTGCAATAAAGTTTTAAGGTTGCAAACTGGTCATTTGTCAAAAGGGACATTTAAATTCCCCCTTTCAATCTATTTACTCGAGCCAGAGGATGGAGCTGTGTAAGTTAAGAAATAACCAGCTTTTTCATCAGCTTTTGCAACTCCAAAACGCATGCCAGCTTGCAAATATTGACCGTAAATATTATCGTCAACCCAACGAATCATGAAATCAGCTCGGTTAGCAAATAATACTGCACGCTTAATGT